CTGCTGGCAGAACTTGATTAGTGATGAAGACTTTCATAAGCCTATCGATCATCTGATTCCTCCTGATACTGAAATCAAGCATAACATTGGATTCTATCCAGAGATTGAGATCGATCCTCGTTCTCATCGCTTCTTACAGTATGGTATGCATGCAGTAGATCAAGCTCTTCAGATGGCTGGTCTTCCACACTCTGAAAATGTAGCAGTGATCTATTCGAGTCTTACTGGTGGCGAGTCTTCGAAGGGATTTGCTCGAGCAATAGGAAAGAAACTCGGTCCTAAACTTGCAATCAAATGTACTCTAGACTCTCTGGCCACTGACATATCAGTGAAGTATGGATATACTGGAATCAACACATCGATTTATTCGGCGTGTGCTACAGGCTTAGTCAGTATTGATTATGCCATGCGACTTCTAGACGAATATGACTATGTAATTGTCGGTGGATCAGATGCTGGTATTAATGTATTTCAGCTTCCTACACTAACAATCATTCGAGCTCTTGGATCTAAGTCTCGTCCTTTTGATAATAATCGAGATGGCTTTGTGATGGGTGAAGGATCTGGTTGTATTATTCTTCAGTCGCGTCAGAAGGCCGAAGAAATGAATTCAACAGTCTATGCTAAAATCACTAGTGTAGCAAATGCATCTGATGCTTTTGATCTAACTTCACCAAGTGGATCGGGAGCTCGAAAGTGCTTGGAAAAGTTAGATCTCACCGGAGTAGATTCTGTAAACTCTCACGGCACTGGAACTCCAGTTGGTGATGTTGTAGAATATAATGTAGTTCGTGAATTTACAAATGCGCCAATCTATTCGAACAAAGGTAAGATTGGTCATACACTTGCAGCAGCTGGTGTTTTAGAAACAATTTATTCTATTCTGTCTATTCAGAATGGTTGCATTCCTCATTCGGCTGGTTGCACTGAATCAGACCTTGACATTAATATGGAAAATGTTTATACTGATGTTAAGAAAGTGCTAGTCAACTCGTTTGGCTTTGGTGGCAAGTGTTGCTCGATTATTGTGGAGAAAGAAAGTGAATCTTGAAGTAGAAGCTTACGAAGGCGAACTGAAATCTCTTCGTGAGCTCAAAGCCATTGTTAGACATGAGCTATTAGCTGAAAAGTTTGGAGACAGATACTTTATCTGTGGTGAATCTGGAGCTAAAGATAATAACAACATGCCAGATCGTATCCACATATGTCCGGCATATGGCCTTGACTTTTTCTACGTTTATGAATATACTGGTTTAACTCATGGTACAGAGTGGTAAAGGACTATATTATGACTTATTTTCTGCGTTCTGGTAATACGTATCGTGTTTCTGACGAAGCAGCTCTTGATCTGCACGAGCAGTTGCCGGCTGGTAACTACATCATCAAGCAGGATCAGTTTGGTAACCTCTATCTCGAAGAAACTGACAAGTTCAAGCCATTGAGCAAGTACTACGGCGATTGTTTGCGTCATGCCGATCGTATCCATCGTACTTTCGACGATCGTCCTTCCAGCACCGGTGTCATGCTGACTGGAGAGAAGGGTTCTGGTAAGACTCTGCTTGCTAAGCAGCTCTCGATCCTGGGCTATAACTACGATATTCCTACCATCGTCATCAACAACGATTGGTCTGGCGATAACTTCAACAAGTTCCTCGCTGACATCGATCAGCCTTGCATCGTTCTCTTCGACGAGTTCGAGAAGGTCTACAACCATCAGAAGCAGGAAGCTATCCTGACTCTGCTCGACGGTGTGTTCCCTTCAAAGAAACTTTTCGTTCTGACTTGCAATGATAAGTGGCGGATCGATCAACACATGCGCAATCGTCCTGGTCGTATCTTCTATATGATCGACTTCAAGGGCTTGACTTCAGATTTCATTGTCGAGTACTGCAACGATAACCTGAACGACAAGACTCATATCGATCAGATTGTTAAGATTGCTACTCTGTTTAATGAATTCAACTTTGACATGCTGAAGGCAATGGTCGAAGATATGAATCGCTATAACGAGACTCCTCAGCAGGTCATGCGGCTTCTGAACGCCAAGCCTGAATACGATAATCGTGATGAGGCTAAGTTCAAGGTCGAGCTGTTTGAAGCTGATGGTACTCAGATCGAAGATAAGTATCTGTACAACAAGACTTGGAATCGCAACCCGTTGGCATGCAACACTATCACCATCGAGCTGAACGACAGCGGTAATGATGCTATTACTCAGATTCTTGGAGAGTCTGATGGAGAACTAACTTACAGCTTCGATCAGTCTGAACTGTTCAACGTCAACGGTCAGACCGGAACCTTTGAGTATCGTGCCAAGGACGGCACTCGCCTCAAGCTGACTCGCGAGAAGCAGCAAACCTTTAACTACTTTGGAGCACTTTGATATGTCTAAGATTTCTGTAGAACTTGATTGGGAAACCATCGATAACATTGTCGTTGGTCAGTTGCGTAATACGTGGGAAACACTGAAGCAGGACCTCGGAGCCGGTAAGTGGGTGTTCGTATGGGGTGATCAGGAAGCAGACGATGCTGAGATCCAGAAGCACATCGATGCGCTCGAACTTCTGCTGAAGTGGTATTCCACTCCCGAACAGCTGAAAGACATGGGATTGTGAATCCGAATCCTGGCTGCGAGGGTGAATGCCGATTCAACGTCGGTATGGGTATGACTACGTGTGCATACTACCCTCCTGTCTATGACAAGCATGGCAACAACATCAATCCAGATCGTAACGTGACTTCTGGAATGGTGTCGTGCAATGTTTGTGATAGACAATGGAGTTACTCGACATGCCTCGGAGAAACAGAGTTTCAGGAGATTAAGAATGGCTAAGTATCGAATCGTAAAAGATCGCTACAGCGGTTACGAAGTTCAGCACTGGCGGTGGTGGCTACCGATTTGGTGTCAACCGCAGACAAATACACATAGGACCGTAGAAGCTGCTGAAGAGTGGGCAAAACACTGGGCAAGTCAAAAAAATGTTGTAAAAGAGTTAGGAAAACTATAATGCCTAAGTATCTGGTTGAGACCGTTAGTATGTTTCGTATTCGATATGTTGTTGAATGCGAAAGTGCAGAACATGCAAAAGATACTGTCAGCATGAATGAAGCTGAAGAGTTTGGTCAGCTTCATATTGATGAAAATATCATTGGTTGCCGTGAAGTGACGGATGAAGAGATTCCAGTACTCTTCTTTGAAGATCATCCTTACCTCGAATCATGGGGACCAGAACGAGCAATGGAACAAGTACACAAGGTGGAATATGGAACAGAATAAAGTCTATACAATTAAGCTCATCTCTGGTGAAGAGTTAATTGCTCGAGTGAAGCAAGAAGGTGGAGTGACTGAGCTCATTAAGCCACGTTCAATTGCCATGACTGGTAATGGTGGTTTTGGCATGATGCCATGGTTGGTCTCTGCTCCTGATAGTAATGTGTTAATTTCTGATACGACTATTGTCGGTGCAGTTGAAACTGGCCAAATGGTAGCAAATCAGTATATTAAGCAGACTACAGGAATCCAGGTATAAAACGGTGTACACTATTTCGTGTTTGGTGTATTAAGGTATTATTATGAATCTCTTTGTTCTCGATACAGATCCAGTCAAAGCAGCTCAGCTGCAGTGTGACAAGCACGTCGTCAAGATGATTGTCGAGTCAGCTCAAATGCTGTCAACAGTTCATCGTATGATTGATGGCGTACAGACTCGTGTGCCATCAAAGTCTGGCAAGACTATGTCAAAGGCCTGGACTCTACCAGACAGCCGTGAGGATGTTCTCTACCGTGCAGTGCATATGCACCATCCATGTACCATCTGGACAGCCGAGAGCAACAACAACTACAACTGGCATTATGTCCATTTTGTAGCTCTATGCGACGAGTATACGTATCGTTATGGCAAAGTTCATGCTACTGACACTTTGCTTCGTGAGGTTCTGAAGTCTCCTCCACATAATATTCCAGTTGGACCAAAGACTCCACAACCTCTGGCCATGAAAGCTAATCCTGAATGCATGGACTATCGTGATATTGTAGGATCCTATCGTAAGTTCTATCAGACTAAGCAGGATCGTTTCAAGATGGCATGGACTAAACGACCTATTCCCGAGTGGTTCTCTGTAGCTGCTTAATAGAAACCGGCTTCGGCCGGTTTTCTTTTGCCTGATAAATAGACTAGAGGAGTTTTTATGAGTGCAGCATCAGATAAATTTGAAAAAGACGTAGCCAATGCTATTAACTCTGCGCCAAACACAACAGCAGAGCAAGGTAGAGACGTAAAGTTTTCTGATGTGAAAGTTACGCGTAAGGGTGTTACCACATGGGTTGAAGTGAAGATGTCTCACTCAGACAATCTTTCAAACCCACGCTGTTTCTATATGAACGGCAAATGGCAGACAACCTATACTACTCCAGCTGCTGAAGAAGCTGTAAAGATCTTGAATAAGTCAGATCAAGCTGCAAAGTTTATCAAAGACATAGCAAAATATTCTGGTATTCCAGAAAAATCAATCATCATTGGAACAAACAAGTCTCACCTCAAGCTTCCGGGGTGTGTTCCTCTGCATGTAATGAAGAGCTATTTCTCTCAACCGGGTGTGAATAGATACATTGCCAATGAACCAAACATGAATATCGGTGAGCTTGTCACAAATCACTACCTCAAAGGTAAAGCGGCACCAGCTCACTATGTTCAAGCTGGCAATGATTTCTACATGATCGGAACAAAGAATCCTTTTGGTCTAGATAGAAACATTCCAAAGCTGGCTGGCAAAGGCGACTTCAAGGTTCGCGTATCAACTCGCTCTCAGTTCTATGAAGTTCAGGCCGAAATTAAGATCAAAGAGTTCATGCCAAAAACCTCCAAATACTCTGTTCTTGGTGGTCCAGGAAAAATTAATCCGTTTGCATAAAACGTGTTGACATTTTTTTCAAAATAAGATATAAAGATAATATGAAGAAAGTTAATCGATTTAAGCAATTTGTAGGTTCTGGCACTCTCACGATCTTTGATATCGATGAGACGCTGTTCCATACGAAAGCCAAAGTTGCTGTTGTCAAAGATGGTAAGGTTGTTCGTATGCTCGACAACCAAGAGTTCAATACCTACAAGCGTAAGCCTGGTGAAGAATACGACTTCAAAGAGTTTGCTTCAGCTGAAGTGTTTCGCAAGACTTCGACTCCTGTTGTTCGTATGATTGAGAAAGCCAAGGCTATCGTCAAGGCCAAAAAGAATCCTCATAGTCGTGCAATTATCTGTACGGCTCGAGCTGACTTTGATAATAAGAAGGTCTTTCTTCAAACCTTCCGCGATCATGGTCTACCAATCGATGAAATGCATGTTGAACGTGCTGGTAACCTTGGCATCGACTCTTCGGCTGAAGCGAAGAAAGTGGTGTTTCGCAAATACCTAAATACTCAAAACTACGTTAAAACTCGTTTGTATGACGATGCTATGAGTAACCTGAAGGCATTCCTTGAACTACAAAAGGAATACCCAAACATTAAGTTCGAAGCTTATTTTGTAAAACCAGATGGATCGATAAAGACAATCAAATGACAGCATTTAAAAATTTCCTTACAGAAGAAGCTAGCGAAGAAAAGCTTAAGCACCTCGAGCATGCTGAAGATCATGTGATCAATGCAGGAGCCGAGGGCTTCTCACATGCTTATCATAATCTGAAAGATGTGCATGACAAACTTTCTGGTAAAGAGAATGCTACAAAGGTAACCATGAAGTATGATGGTTCACCTTCTGTTGTGTTTGGTCGCCATCCAGAAACCGGTAAGTTCTTTGTGGCTTCCAAGTCTGCATTCAATAAGAATCCAAAGATCAACTATACGCATGAAGATATTCAGCGTAATCATGGTCATGCTCCTGGTCTTGTTGAAAAGCTCAAAGCAGCTCTCGATCACCTGCCAAAGGTAACTCCAAAGAAGGGAGTGTTCCAAGGTGATATCATGCATACACCAAATGATGTGCACGAGTCTGGCAACAAGATTCACTTTACTCCGAATACCATTACATATTCTGCTGACAAGAATTCACCTCATGGCAAAGCTGCTTCGAGATCTAGAATTGGCGTGGCTGTTCATACCAAGTACAATGGTAAGAACCTAGAGGATATGAAAGCTGAGTATGCTCCGAATCTTGATGAGTTTGGTCTTCATAAAGACGTTCACCTGATTTCAACTGAGCATGACATGTCTGGCATTGATTACAAGCCTCAGCATCAAACTAGGTTTGTAAAGCATATGGCAGCAGCTGCTAAGCTTCACGCTAAGACTGGTCCAGAAACTCATACAGCTATTGAGAGCCACCGTATTCCTTTGAAGACTTATATCAACCATACAGTTCGTACTGGTACCAAGCCAAACGTAAACGAGTTTATGGCTCACCTTGCTAAGTCTCATCAAAAGAAAGTTGATTCTGTTAAGACAGATAAAGCTAAAGCTATGAAAACGGCTGCTATGGAAAGTGATGTAGCTCACATTCAACGTAATCGTGGTCATTTTGAACGTGTTCTTCAGATGCATAGCCATCTGCAAAAAGCCAAAGATGTATTGGCTAACACACTCTCGAGCCACGCTGAGTTTGGCCATAGTATTAATGGTAAGAAATCTAAGCCTGAAGGATTTGTTGTAGTAAGACATAATCGTCCTACTAAGATTGTTGATCGTGCTGAGTTCTCGGCTGCTAACTTTAATAGGGACAAAGCACTATGAAGTCAATTCATATCACTCAAGGAAGATTCAACCCAGTGCATGCTGGCCACGAGATGGTCGTTAGACATGTAATGGGTGCTGCTCAAAAGGAAGGTGCAGATCATAAGATTCTGACTACGGGATCTCATGATGCCAAGAAGAATCCGCTGACTCCTGAGCAAAAGGTAAAGCATCTTTCTCGTGCTGTCAAAGGTTCTCATGTCGAGGCTATGACAAAGGACCATCCTACACTTCTTCATCAGATGTCTAAGCTACACAAAGCTGGTTACTCACACGTAACTATGCATGTTGGCTCAGATCGTGTCCATGAGTTTCATAACTTGTTACACAAGTACAATGGAACTGAAGGGAGACATGGACACTACAACTTTAAGAGCATCAAGGTCAAGTCAGTAGGCGGTGAACGCAAGGAAGGCGGCGGCGGAATCGAATCTGCTTCTGGTACTGCAATGCGTAAACATGCCACTGCTGGTGATAAAGAATCATTCCACAAGATGGCTCCATCTGGCAT